CTTCCTTTTCATTAAGCCCTTGCTTTAAATATGTTTTAATTCTATTTCTATAAAACGATGCACCACCAAATGATATCGCAAAACTATCCGCCATTTGTGTAGGTAAAAATCCTTTTTTAAGTAAAGCTGAAAGCCCAGCCCTAAATTTATTTTCAGATGTTTCCGCTGTTCTAGCAATTTCATCTGCATTAACATCAGTTTTTAATCCTGATCTTCTTGATTTTAAAAAGTCAGAATTAAATATTTCTGAAAAATCTGCCCAAAATTGTTTTTGATTTGCTGCTGTTGCTGCTATTCTTATTGGATTATTATCTGTAAAGTTTATATAATTTAAAGCAGAAAGCGTTTGAAGCAGTGCAGAACGGCTATTAAAAAACATTATAGTACCAACAGAATCATTAACCCAGTTTAAATATAAATTACTAAGCCTATTACCACCAGTTGGTCTGTTCCTACCGGTTTTCATTCTATAAAGCATGTCTTCTAAAGCTTCAGTATATTTATCCCCGTATATGGCTTTTAGTTTATTTATGTTTTCTTTGCTATACACAATGTCCACATTATTTTGCCATTGCTCTAAATATTTTTTTCTTGAAACAGTATTAGTATAATTAACTAAATCAGTTGTTATAGTACCTGCCAGCCAATCAGTACCTGTAGGGTCTGGGTAACCATCAGGTGTTAGCGATTGAATTTGATTTGCAAAATCTTTTAATTCTTTCTTAGATTTTACATATTTATTTACAGCAGCAATTTCTTTTTGCTTAAGTCCTAAATCTTTAGCATTAACTCCTTGCTTAGACCACAAGTGTATTCTTATAGCATTTTCATTAGTAAAATTATTTATGCCTTCTTTACTTAATTTAGCGGGAGTATTTTTAATTTGTTTTTTTAAGTTTTCCCATGACTTTAATGAAACTTGTTTATCTATTTCAAAATCACGTATACCTCTGGCGTATGGTGTTATAATATTTTTTTTATACCATTCTAAATTTTTTTCACCTGTTTTACCTTTACCAAGAGTTGGATATATAAGGCCCATGTAATCTTCTGCGGAATAAGGTACAAAAAATTTAAAAGGATTATTTTTCTTACCTAATATGTTAGCTGTTGCTTCAGAAAATTTCTGTCTTGTTGGTACACCTTTAACTTGTTCTAATATTCTATTAAATTCAGTACTTAAAGATTTTTGTGCTACAGCTTTATCTTTATTACTTATAAATGGATTAGGATCTTTACCAAAATAATCAACTTTATTAGCTACATCTGGAATAACATTTACTCTTTCAACATAAGAATCCTCTTTAATATTAAACTCTTGTCTCATTTCATTTCTTCCATACTCATTATCTATAAGATCTGCATTTTCTTTAGATAAAAGCCCTTGCTTAAATTGTTTTTTAACATCAGGAAGTATTTCAGTAGCAAAATTAGGTTCGTTATTAAATATAGCTTTTGCTAATATTCTAGCAGCAAAAAGATTAGGAACAGCATGCTCCCAAACAGTTTCAATACTAGGGTCTTTTTTTAATTTATTTATTAAATCTTTTTCTATATAAACAATTTCAGCCATTAATGAGTGTACGTGGTTTCTTTCTTGTACAGACCCAGCTAATAATTGTAAAAAAGAATTCCTATGCTGCATATTTTTTCCCTCACTAAATAAGTCTGCTGCTTTATTCCAAAATGCAGTACCCATTTCATCATTTTTAGCATTGTAAATTCTAAAATCTTCAACAAGCACTTTGGGGTCTTTTGCTAACTTATTACCTATTTTATATCTTTGACTTGGTTTTGTTTTGCCATATTTTTGCAAACGAGTTTTTATACCGTTATATTCAAATCTTTCTGAATTTTTTGGATAATCTATTTTATCAATTTCTTTTTTTGCAAAATTCCAATTTTGTTTAGCTAATTTACCTTTAGCATCTTCTTCTTTACCAAAAACACCAAAAACCATACTTGACGAAAGCAAACCATTTGGAAATTCTTTATTAAAAAACTTTACGCTATTAATATATTTATTTAAATTTTCTTTAAAATTAGTACCATCAAGACTTAAATCAACAAATAAATCAGCAGTGCCCACATCAACTAAAATATCTCGTACCCATGCTTTTTGAGCAAGCGCAAGAGGAATACCTTGTTGTTGTTGAAACTGTTGTGCTTGATCTGGGTTTGCTACAGCAAATTTATTAACCGCGTCTTTAGTTAAAAGATAAACTAACGCATCATTTAAAGCCCTATTTCTTCTATCTGATCTTGTATTAGATTTAATATTTGGATCATTAAAATAACCTAATACAGATTCTTTTGTTGCTTTGCCATCTTTCCAACTTTGTAATAAATCTTTTGTTTCTTTATTTTGTATTTTATTTATATTTTTCTTATCAACAAAAGCTTCAGCAACAGTTTTCCAGTTTTTAGATATATAATCTATTTGATTATCTTTTCCTAAATTTTTAATAGTATTTTTAATATCCTTGCCTATTTCTCTATTAACTATAGCTGCAGCAGCTTTTTCTTTTATAGTTGTTTTTTGCTTTAAAGAAGCTTTAGGATTCTTTTTAAGTTGATTTTGTATATTTAATACAGCTAATTGTGCAATATCAGCGGTAACTTTATCACTTATACCCTTAGGTAAATTAATTTTTTCAGATATTGGTTTATCTATTACAGCTTCAGGTGCTGCTTCAGCAGTTACTTGTATACTTTCAGGAGCATCTAATTTTTTAGCATCAGATGTTTTTTGAGAACCAATTCTTTTTTCTGCAATTCTTTTAGCTCTTTGAGTACCTATTTCTTTTAACCAGCCACCTAAAGATCTACCTTGCTCAGGATCATAAGCTAATGCAATTTCTCTTAAACTATTGGCGCCGCCTATTTCATCGGGCCTACCAAACGCAATGTCTTGTTCAAACTCGCCTTTAGTATAGCCTTGCTCTCCCTCAAAATTTTTAGCATATATTTTATTGGCTATTGAAGCGGCTAAAGGTTCGTAGGCTAAAGCAATTCTAGTAGCTAATTCACCGGGCATAGTACCTACTTTATATTTATTAGCTTCTTCTTGTAATATATTTCTGTCTAAAGATTTTTGTGCAATACCTTTATCTTCTTTTTCAATAAAAGCTTTTCTTTCTTGTAGCGTTGTTTTTTTATTAAAATTATTATATTTTTTTATAAATTGTATAAAGTTTGTGCCAGTTAAATTTTTTAAAGGCAAAGCATTTTCTGTATTTTTATTAAAAATATTTTTTACAAAATCAGCAAGTTTTTTAAACTTTTGGCCTTGCTCTAAACTAAGATTTTCAATTTGTAATGCTTTAAGCTCGTCTGCATATGCTGCTAAAAATTCTTCATTTAATTTTTTACCTTTATAACCTCTTTCTCTATATATAGATTCTATTTTTTTTGCCATGTCAAGAGCTTTTTGAGTTTGTTCATCAAGCCCAGTCATACTTTTAATTTCAATAACCAATGCTGCTAACTCTTTTTCATTAAAAGAATCAAATATTAAATGTAAAGCTTCATGGTGTATGGAATTAGCCGCATATAAATCCCCTTTGTCTAAATTTTTTTCTTGATTTTCTTTTGAAATAATTCCAAAGCGACCTTTTTTTACAGCGTTATTTTCTCCTTTTAATAAATTTTGTACTTCCGGATCATTAAGGCCCTCTTTACCAAATTCATTTTCAATAAATTTTTTAATTTCTTTATTTGTATTGAATACAGTTATTGTTTTGCCTTTAAATATACCCGTTTCATCAGAATTAATATAATCAATAAGAGGTTCTCCATGGTTATCTATATCATCTAAAGCTATTTGTTTATATATTTGTCCTTTAACATTATTTACTTTTTTAGTTTGCTCAACTAATTCGTTTAAAAGGTCAAACCCAACATTTTCTTCTCCACCGTTTTCTTGTATTTTATTTTCTATTTCTTCAAGATTTTTTTCTTCTTCAGATAAATTTTGAAGTTCTTCAAATACTATTTTTTTTCTATTACCACTTAAATTTCTTAACTTAGTAGAGTTAATATAAGCTTTAACTACATCAAGTTCTTTATAAAAAGATTCATCTTTTTTATCTAATTCTTCTAAAAGTGAATCTCTTGTTTGCTCATCAATTTCACCTTGCCCAAATCTTTCGTATATATTATTTTTTTCCTGTTCATATTGTTTTTCAAATTCTTCCGCTAATCCATTTGAAACTGTTTGTGCTGATTCTGGGTCCATTGAAGCAATTTGTTCCATTACTTCTCTTTTACCTGTTCTAAATACTTTACCACCAAATGCTATAGGTCCTGGAACAATAAAAGATTGTGCGGCCACTTCATAAAATTCTTTTCTATTATCTAAAATAAAATCTGTATAGTCTTTTACTTTTTCAAAAGTACCAGGGTTTACAGCTTCTTCAACTCCTGTTAAACTAACAAAAGACTGTCCGCCCTCTGTTATTGATTCAACAGCACCAGGCAAAGCTACTGTCCTACCAGCTCCTATCGCTGTACTTTTTAAAGTTTTTAAAATATTGCCCCTTACCGCATTTCTAACAAAGCTTTTAGGTATTAATTTTGCACCTCCTAATGTAACAAAATTTGAAACTAATTCAAGCCCAGCAGCTTTTCCGCCTATTGACATTGCTTTATCTATATCTGCTTCTCCTAAATTAACAATATCTATTATAGCTTGAGCTTGATCTTCATTAGGAAGTTTATAAAAATCTTCCATAGAAATACCTAATTTTCTAGCAGCTTTACGAGAAGCTATATCCATAGCTGCTTGGCCAGACTCTTGCACAAATGTAGATCCGCTACCTGTAAATATTGAAACAAGCATTTGCGGTAATTGATCACCCAATATTTTAGGCACAGCGTTTTCATCCATTAACTGGCTAAAAGATTTAATTGAATTATCATCATTAAATACCTCAACTGCTCCTACTTCAGAAATTTTATCTTGATATTCTTTACTTTTAATAATAGATTCTAAAAGATTATTTTCATTTGAAATTAATTCTTTTTCAATATCTTGTAGTCTTTGTCCTTTAGTCGTTGTTTTTTCGCCTATTGTTACCCCCGATTTTGGAGATATAGTACCTCCAAAAGATATTAAAGTATCATTTGATAAGCCATCGTTTAATAACCTTTCTTTTTCTTCTTGTAATTCTTTTTGTTTTGTAGCAGCGGTTTGATATTTAAAATCAGTAATAGCTTTAGGAAATGTATTAGCAAAAGTATTAACAAATCTTTCTTTAAAAGAATCTTTATCTACTTCAATATCACCAAAAAAAGTATCATAAAATGTTCTTTTTTCTTTCTTTGGTACTCTTTCAATGTCTGACTGCCTAGTTTGAGATCTTACACTAGTTCTTGGTGATTCCAAAGAACCAACTGCCGGCTGTGAAACCAAATCTTCTAGTGTTATTTGCCCCGCTGCAGGTGCAGTTGTCTCCGCAGGGGGCTTTTGAAAATTTTCAGTACTATTTATTAATTCTTGTTTTTTAAGCAAAGCTCTTCTTTCAAGTTCCTCTTGTTCTATTCCTTCTTGTTCAAGAGCTCTTATAAAATTCATTAATTCTAATTCTTGTTCAGGTGTTAACATAATTATTGATTAAAAACGTTTGGATATCTTTTTTTAACAGCTTCAAATTCGGTTGCATCAAGTGCTCCATCATTATTAATATCAAACTCTGGATATTCGTTAGCTAATGATATTTTAATATCTCTCCCTCGGCCCTGAGCCGCTTGTATAGGATCGTTAGTTCCTGGTTTAAATCTTGGAAGCCATTCTGTTGGGGCAAGCCCATGAGCTTGACCAACTTTACGCCATTGCGTATCTAAATCATCATCAAATCTTATAATTATATCTTCTCTTGGTCTTTGTATATTAGTTAATTTATGATTAGTAATTCTATATCCTATTGGCTGAGTTTGAATCTCTATAGCTTTTTTAACTAATTTTGCTTTTTCTTCGTCATTTTTTTCTGCAGCAATTCGATCAAGCATTGCTTGTGATACTTGTCCAAAAACAGGCTGTGGATTGTGAAATCCTTTATTTACCAAACTATTAAATAAATCTTTTTGGTATCCCATTGGATCTCTTGTTTTAAACTGATCTAAACTTTCAGTTGTACGTTTGTCACCATCTGTTACAGCTATACCTTGATATGAACCAGACATTACATCAGAACCGTCTTGATTTTTATAAGTCATATTAGGTAAATTATTTTGAATAGATTTAACATCTGCTATATTAGCAAATTGATCTTGTGTTTCTAAATAGTATCTACCTCTTGATTGTTTTAGATTTTGTACTTTTTCAGTATTAATACCATAAATGCCCCTAGCTCTATTTATCCATTCATCTCGCAATTTTCTATCGAGCATTGTTCTTACACCATCGTCTTTTTCTTCTGCAGATAAATTTGCAGGGTCAATTTGTGTTTGTGCAAGAGCTAAAGTTTCATCTTTTGTTAAACCAAAATGATCAACTAATAAAGATCTTTTTTTTCTTATAATTTTATCGTCTTCATTTCCATTTTGTGATACAATAGTATCTAAATTATCTAATGCAATATCTTTAGCAGATAAATTTACCGAACCGTCATTGCCGATAGCTTTTTCATCAAAACCTAATACATTACCGCCAGTGCTTGTTTGAACTTTCATAGCACCTTGTATAGAAGTGTCTATATCCTCTTTTTTTAATAATTTATCATTTAATTTAGCAAATTCACTAACAGCTACTCTATATTCTTTACCTTCTGGTGTTGTAGAAACAAATTCAAGTTGGCCATCAACAGTTTCAAATTTTCCGTTAGGAGCTCCTCTTTCAAAATCCATAGCCATCATTAATACATCATTATCTGTAAAATCAGATAATTCTCCATCCGCCATCATTTTATTAGCGTTGTTTACAAATAATTTAGCACCTTGTTCTACGTTTTTTAAATAACCAACCTGGCTTTTTAATTTAGACATTTCATTTGCATATGTATCATAATCTCCAGTATTTTTAAGTTGGGTAGTTAAATACCCACCATAATCAGCTAAAGATCTTCCCGCATTATTTAAAAATGTATCAATGCCCTTTTGACCAGTTTGAGAAGTTATATTTAGATCATTCATGTCATCCATTAAAGCATTACTAAGCTTCATTTGATAAACTTGTTGCCTTAATGCAGATTCTCTCCTTTTAAGTGCTTGATCTTCTCTTAATCTTTGTTCAGCAAAAGCAGAATCTATAGCATCACCAACCATTTTTTGTGATGCTGCACCACCTGGTTGAAATTGAAATGCGTCTTTATATTTACTGTATGTATCCATTTTAACCTGATTTATTTACTGCGTCTGTTATAAATTTACCAACACCTCCTCCAATAGCTTTACCTGCAATTGTTCCTAATCCAGGTGCTGCAAATGATGCTACTGCACCAATTCCGCCTATAAGATCTGCTTTAGCTTGTGCTCTTGCTGCGTCGGCAGCTTGCTTTCTAGCTAATGCTCTGTCGTTTTGACCTTCTAAAACGTCTAATTCTCTTTCTTGATTTTTTAGTTCAAACTCTCTTTGAGCTTGGTCTATAGCAAATTTTCTATTATTTAAATTTGTAATATATTGATTATTTAAATTTGCAGAATATTTTGCTTGATCAGATAATAAATTTGCACCAGCCATATCAAATCTAGCTCCGAGTTCAGCCATTCTTGTATCTTGCTGAGCATTAAATTGTTCTAATCTATTTTCAGCTGCAAAAGCATCTCTTGCAAATTGATTTTGTGCTTGAGCATCAAACATAGTCATTCTATTAAATTGGCCAGCATTAAATTGTTGAGCTCTATTAAAAGCATCTGCGCTAAATCTTCTTGCTTGGTTTTCTTGTCCTACATTAAATTGTTGTTGGCCTAAGTCAAATTTTGATGCTAAATTTTCTTGTGCTAGTTGAGATCTTTGTAATTCAGATTCACCTTGTGCTCTTAATAATTCATTTCTTTTTACTTGTTGATCAATATCAGCAGCAATATTTGCTTTTGATCTTGCTGCTTGCGCTGCAAGTGCTGTAGCTCCTCCGGCCCCAGTTCCTGCTTGTGCTGCAAGATCTTGTGATGCGGCTAAAGCTTGGTCTGCTTCTTGTGCCGCTATTTCAGCTCCAGCAGTTGAAACTTGAAGATTTCGTAAAGTATTAGTTAACCCAGCATCAGCACCTCTCATAAGCCCGCCAACATTTGTTTGGCCGGCAGTATAACCTCTTTGCTGTGCCTCTCGCATGCTATCTGCCGTTAATACAGCATCTCGTTGCGTAGCTAATTGCGCTGGATCTTGTTGTAACCCTGCTAATCTATTTTGTCCTGCTTGTAAAGCCGCTAAAGCTTGAGTATTATCTAATTGTTGTAATTGATCTTGAAATTCAGGAGCCTGCATACCTTCATAAATATTATCATATCTAAAAGCATCCATAGCTGCTTGTGTTTTATCAAGAGCCTGATTAGCTGCTCTTTGTTCGCGTCTTCTTGCTCTGCCTCCAAATAGTGAGGCAACTCCTTTTACTACACTTCCCATTAGTATTTCATTATTAATTCGTAAGACGGTGTTTCATCAACATAATAGTCCGCCTTTTTATATTTATCTAATAACACACCAGGTTTTGCCCATGCAAAAGAATATTTATATCCTAAATCTTCAGCAAAATCTGTTGTAAAGTCTATTAAGAGTTGCAACGCATCACTTCTGTCAGTATCTTTATACGATTTATCGCTAATTACTACAGCTGGAATTGCAGTCTTACTATTTGTCATCCATAGCCACATAGCTGCAATAGGATCATTTTCTTTGCAAACCATAAAGCCTCCTAGACCTTCTCTTTTCTTTTCTTCATTGCCTATTTGAAAAGCACCTGGAAGAAAATCTCGCGGTATTGGCTCTTGTTTATAAGCTTCCCACCACGATGGCAAAAAATCCCAATCGGATTCTTGTAATTTTCGTACTTGTAATTTCATATAATTTAATTTGATGAATTAACTGCTTCTGAATTTATAGCAAACAGTTCTTTTTTTGTTTGTGCATTAGTACCTGTAAGTTTTAATCTTACTTTCATAAAAACACCTTTTACTCCAGAAACAAGTTTATCAGCATCGGCAACAACAGCACCACCGGTTACTTTATATGTAGTTTGCTGTGAAACTATTGGTGTAAAATATTTACCTTCTTTTTTTTGAAACGGAAATGTTATTATTGTACTCATTATGCACTTTGATTTATAGTTAATGTTTGTTTTGTTAATCCCGTAACTCTACTATTATTATATAATTCAATTTCAATTTGGGCAGATCTTGAACTGCCTGAGCTATTATTTGCAACATTAATTGTAAAAGGATATTTACCACCATATATATTAATATCGTCTGGATCAATTATTAAAACAGCACTAGCTGTAGGATTAACTGCTGTTCCTTGTGTTGTAGCAGCAGCTAAATATAGCCAATCTGTGCCGTCTCCAGTATTTTTTGGAGTTACACTTACAACAACATTAGCTTTTTCTCCAGCTACATCTCCTATAACTACATTTGCATTGGGAGAAGATAAACCATTAGTAAATGAATACGTTGTTGGAGAAATAGTCCCCATAGCTGCTGTTACTTCACCTGAACCTGTTATTGTAGCGGTAGCAGTTGTATTTTGATATATTTTAGGCAATACAATTGATGCCTGATAATAATCTTGCGTATAATCAGTTGTAAAAGTTGTTATTTCAGTTACATTAGTATCTTCTACATTATAAGTAACTGCAAAAGAACTTGGTAACATAACTTTAGTCGTACCTGTAACATTCATTCTAATAATTGCAGTACGCTGGCTTTCAGCAGCGTATGGGCTTATTGTATAAGCATTACCAACAGATACTCCAGTTGGAGGTGTTAATGTACCTGTTGAAGGTGTTGCCCAAGTTAAATTATACAATGCGGTAGCACTCCCTGCAAAAGTCATATTTTCATTAGTAGCCGCGGTAGGCATTGTGACAGGTACATTATAAGTTATTTGATTAGTCTGTCTTGTATAAGGCAATGGTGTAGTTATAATATTACCTCCCATACCACTATGAACATTACAATAATAATATAATGGACTAGTTGTTGTACTAGTTACAACTATTTGTGTTTGTGCGCCCGCAGTACCAGGAGTACCCGTAACAGTAACATTATCTGTAAATGGATCTGCAGGTGAATTATTAGGGTTTTTTGAAAACCTTAAAGGATGTCCGCTATTACTACTATCACTTTGATCAAATATATAAGTTTTACCTATAGTAAGTGCAATATTATCTTGTCTTATACCATCTAATGTATATCTATTAAGATTACCAGTATAATTTATAACTTTAACAGGTATTGTTTCTGTACCTGTTATAGCCCCTGTATTTAAAGAATTCAATGATCCCACTCCTACAGTAATATTATAAGGATTTATAAAATGTGTACTGCTTGGAGCAACAACTATATCTTGTGAAGTTGCACCTGAAGATAGCTCTACCAAAGTAGGACTTACTGCCGCATCAGAAACAGAATCACCAACACTTATACTAAGAAGTGCTACGGTAAACGCAAGAGATGCACCGGTACCACCAACCGCTAATTCAATAGTTTGATTTGATGTACCAACAGTATAACTTATATTAAATACTAATTTGCCATCAACAATAGTTGTTGGATTTGTTATATTAACTGTTTCAGAGCCTGAATAAGTTAAGGTAACATCAGATACTGAATTAAATTTAAAATCAGCATTTTTAGGCTCTACAAAAACAGCCCAAGTAATTGTTTCACCTTGCTTAGCTCTTGCTACTCTTTCTCCTGTTATTAATGTATTTGCGCCTGCATTTGCACTACTTCTTGTAACTTTTAATGAAATATCAAAACAATTTACATTTGTAGGTACAGTGCCAATATCTGATAAATCAGTTCTTAAAAAATCTAATTCCCATCCAGTATCACCTTCATAACTTATAGTATTAAAAGTTTTAACAAGGGAAGGCCCATCATTTAATATAGGCTCTATATAAGAATCTGCAGCAGCTGCACCATAAAAACTATTTCTATTTACATCTTCTGAGTTATGCTCATATAATTTACCAGAATTAAATGTATAATATTTATTATTTAATGTTAATCCACTTTCTTGCTTAAAAGATTTAAAACTTGTCCACCCTTTAGCGTTTTCATCAAACGAAATTGTAAAATAACCATCAGCAGCTGTTGCTACATTTGTATCAGTTTCGCTATCATAACAATCGCCTATAATAGTTAAATTATATAACCCATGATATTCATCATAAGAGCCTATAACTTGTGTAGCATGAGATAATGCATCTCTAAAAAAATCACTCATTCCAGAATTTGATATATCTACGATTCCGTTTTGTGATAATCTTAATACTGAACCTCTATTTTTATCGGTAAAATATCTTGCATATCCATATGCTGCAAAAGATTCAGGATTTTTTGATATTCCAAAATCTCCAGCATAAGGTGCTATAGTTCCTAAAAATTGTGTATTACTAGTTACAGGAACTGCACCACCTTCAGCAGAGTATATAAAGTCTTTATTTATAGGTGATCTAGATAATTTATCTTCCTGGAAAATAACTATTTGAGTATCGTCGGCATAAAGTTTTTGCACAGATCCATCTTGAGGATCTAATGATATAGTTAATCCTCCCTCAGCTTCATTAAATTGATTTATATAATTTACATTAGTTCTTGAATTAAATAAACCACTCGAATGTATAAGCGTATTAAATCTTCTTTCTTCAGCAAAATTTTCTTTTACAACGTAAGCTCTAACTCCTACATCAAAAGCTTTTTCGTTAAAGCCCGCTCTTAATCTATTTACTTCTATATGTGTACCTGACGTAAAATTTAATAAATAACAATTAAAAAATCTAACATCTATGGTTGCACCCGCATTATTTAAAGCTGATATTAAACCACCTGTAGAAGTTTCAAAGAAAATATCTAAATCTGACTCTACTGGCTCTGTTTCGTAAACAGACACTCCTGAAGATATAGATGCTCCAGCGTCTGTTATAGTTGGCACATTAGCAGTGCCGGCTGGGTTATTAATTGATTGTACTTTTGTTAAACTAGAAGTAGTTTGATTAGCCCCATTTAAAATTTTAGGATATACAGAAACATCACAAGGTGATATTGTATTACTTGTGCTTGGTGGTATTACAGCGGTTTGATCTCTAGGTATTTTATTTATACTATCACCTAACCTTGCAATAACATTAGCACCAGTAAGTGCGGAAATCCAATTATAATATTCTTGCTCTCTTTGTTTTACAACTATTTTATATGAATAAGCCCAATCAAGAGCTTTTAAAGTTGCTACAGCTGCTGATGAAAAAGATACTCTTAAAGCATTAAATACATTAGTACTATTAGATTCTCCTGTTGCTGCGTCAATAAATACTGTATCATTACCTGTTGAAGATAATATTACAGGTGATTGTCTTCCAAATTTATCAGCTAATACAATACCAACTTGATAAGTACGTCTAGACTTTACAGACATTGAAGTATCTAATGTAGCATATCTAGCAGATGTTTCACCTGTTCTTGAAACACTAAATGAAATATCTGGTATATCAAAATTTTGTAAAAAATTTCCATACACAAGTCTTCCTCCGGCTAATTCTTGTGACTTAGCTTTTTTAGGTACCGCATCTGATACTCTTGTTAATTGATCGCCCGGTAATGTTTTAAAAGGATCTTGTGATTTATAAAAAAAGTTTACCGAAGATTCTGTTGTTATAGTTTTATCTTCAACAACATATAAAGTTGAAGATCCTGTTTCTTTATAAATAAGCTCAACACCTGTAATACCATAATTTGATGGTATTGATACCGCTAATTGTACAGATTTTACAGCATTTACAAATGTTTCTATTTCTCCAAATTCTGATATTGAACTTGTATTAATTGTATCAGGGTTTCCTAATCTTGAAAAGCATATAGGTGTAAAAGGTGCTAATACACTATATTCTCCGTCTTCAAATTGATAACGATATGAAAATCTTACAAGTTTATTTTCTAAAAAATTAGATGTAATTACTGCACCAGTTTCATCTGTATTTGATAATGCTAATATTTCAGCAGCTTCATATGGAGCAAATTTAGCTACAGACATAAGATTATCAACACCTACATCAAGATTATAATGGCCCTCTTCATTTCTTGCGGTATCTACATTTATTTTTCTTGGAGGATTTCTATCATCTGTAAAAAATAATAATGTATCTACTAAATTAACCCCTGTAATAGGAAAATCAACATGGAAATTTAAAGTGTTATGAATTACCAATACCGTTGATTTATTAGCTTTTTGGTCGTATTCTATAATTGCATGCTGCTTATTAGAAGCGTTTGAATGATCATAACTATCATTATTAGTAATAAAATAATATATTTTTTCATTACCATTATCTCTTAAACTACCAATAACTTTACCATTTGGTATTTGCTGGCCTACAATCTCTTTATTACCTAAAAGATTTTCAACAGCGCCCATATCAGAGCCCTCTGACTTACTTACATTTATATTTAAAGCTTCACGATATTCTCCAGCTTGGACAAGTCTGTCGTCCACGTCTCGATTCATTCGGCTTGCATTGAATAGCCTTTTAATTTCTGGCATATTTTAATGTTTAATCCACTTAGATTTACCCCTTAATACTTGCGCCATTTCTTCTGTTTTCATATTAGAAAGGCGTATTTTTGCATTACGCATTTTAGCGCTTGCTTCTTTTTTATATAATCCAGAAGCGCTTGCGCTTGAAACCCTTAATTTTGATAAATTGTATAATATATTTGCATAAACAGCATCTTCCGCTAATTTAGGCACAAGTACATTATCAAAATTATCATTATCGCCGATACCATCAGATATATATCTTAATACTATGATACTACCTTGTTTAAATGAAGAATCAAAAAATATTTTACCTGCTTCCAAATCTAATACATAACTTCCATTAAAATTTTGTCTTTCAGGTTCGCTACCATATCTTCTGCCAAAATAGCTATAGTCGTCGTTATCATAATAACCATTATAATAATCAGAGGCTTCTTCTGCTGTTAAAACTCTATTTGTTGTTTGATAACGGTCTAATGTATCTGAAGTTTCTTTAAAAACTACTTTTCCGTCGTTATCGTATAAATATTTATAGTCTTCATCTTGTGTTACAGCTTTTGTGGCTTTTGTAGAACGACTTGGTTGTATTGTTTTTAAATTTCCAAAATTATCTAAAAAAGATATATTAACATAATTAACATAATCTGAAGGCAAAGACATTTGTAAAGTTTCGCTAAGTTCTACTTCAATAGTTTTTTCTGAATGAAAAATATCATAACTAAACTCCTGCACAGATCTTTGTGCCCAAAAAGCTACTTCGTATCTAGGTACTTTTGATAATATTTTTCCATCTCCTATATAAGCAATAATAAAATTATTTATTATGTCATTAAGGTGTACTCTACTATAATAACCCGGTATTGCTAAGCCTGTTCCGCCGTCTAAAGCAGAATAATTATCTACGTCTAAAGGTCTTCTTGATATTGCCATTATTGTTCAGTTGCTTGAAGTTGTTGATCCTTACCTTGCCCAAATCCAGATACATCTGGTTGTTTTATAACCACACCAGCATAAGAAAGTATTTTAGCCACTAGTGCATGTTTTTCTGAAGGATGTAATCTAAAGTCATATGATTTAGCAGTTGCATTATAATCGTCCGATGCAGGATTAAATGCTGTACTATCATATATAGGTTCATTTGGAACTCCCGCCGCTATTTGTGATGCTGTTGGCATTAAATAGCCCCATTTAGGTTTGTCTGGAATTTTTATATAATCAATATTAACATCCGAAGTAATGCTATCCGGATATATTCTAATACCAGTTTCGCCAACCAAAGTAAATACAGGTTGAGTTGAAACAGGTGCGGTTAATGGAGATAAATTTATGTAACGTACTTCCTCGTGTGATGCATAATCTGCAACACTAACTGTTGTTACAGAATCTATAGTATTACTTACATTTACAACACCTAATCTATAAAAATTAGTAGGAAATTCAAATATATTACCTGCTTTAGTTAAACTTGAATTTGCATAAAATACATTTATTTTTTCTGATGTATTTAACACAGGATCTGCAAAATCACTTTGTATATTTGCATTAAGTTCATAACCAGATTCTCTTGCAAAATAACTTTCAAATATTTCATTTTGTGCTTGATCTGCAAGTCTATTAAACTCTTCAGGAGTTATGTATCCTCTGTTATCTTTATTAGTTATTACTAAAACGGTCTGATAAACGTCATTTATATTTATAGCCATTATTTTTTTTTTAAATTAGTTGATATAGGGCTGATTTCTCGCCCTATACCAAGTTATATTACGATAATTTTTTAGTAATAGATTTCATTAAGTCAACACCTTCATCTGTTTTAAAATATTGTGCTAATGCACCATAGGGATGTTGATCAAAAGGAACAGTCATTACTTTTTTACCGTTAGCAAATTTAAATACAGTATTATCATCGGTTAATTGTAATATACCTACTTCAACTGCTCTATTCGCTAAATTTCTTAATTTTATATCTTCATCTTGCGATAATTCAATAAAAAGTTCAGGATCTGATTTTGCAAATTTATAAGCATCTCTTTTTAATTCTTTAGAAGATAAAGTAGCAACCGTAGATCCTAATTCTGTTCTCATTATTGCTTCTAAGTGCTCTATATCTAATGTTCTAACTAAATTTAATGCTTCTAATTCAAATTCTATATTATCAACTTCATCTTTTGCAATTACTTCTTGATCTATTTCTTGCCAAAGCTCATTTGCTTTTGGATGATATAAAGACAAAAGTTTTTGTAAAGATTGTTGATGTTTAGGTACTTCTAAAACACCATCTAAAAAAATTATATGAGCAAGTGTTGCATTACCTTTTTGTTCATCTACAAATAATGATTTTTGATTGCTTGCATATCTTAATTCTCTTTGCTCATTTGTTTCTTCATCAAACCATAATAAAGGTTTTCTTGCAGTGTGTTTAGATTGTATTGTCCAACTAAGAGGTGATTTACCTCCTGTTAAAACATATGTTCTATCTTTTATTTGCCAATTTTTTTCAATTTTTGGCACTCTAATTTTTGTTTCCATAATATAATATAATATAATAATTAATAAGAATTACCCCCGATAAAACACGGGGGCAAAACTTATATAGATGTTATGCATCTTTAAATAATACGAAATTGTTTGCACCTTGAACGATTAAACATCTTTCAGATAAATAGTGCATTCTCATTTCATCAATTGGAGAACTTGAAGGTCCACCAACAGATCCAGTAACCCAAGACTTATTTTTTCTATTTTCAGTCTCAGAAGCTCTGTATCTAATATGCAAGAATGGTCTCTTGATATTTTGGCCAAGGACTTGGTCATAAACTGTAGAAGTACCAGCAGGTACTAATACACCTTCGATGTCACCAAAACCTCCTCTTGTAGAAAAGTCATTTAAATATTTCCAGTCAGTTTTATAGAAGTCATAAGAACCTCTTCTGTAACCTGTAAATCCTAAAGTTAACGCCATATCCTCGCTGTTATTAAATACACCAAAAGAAGTTCCTCCTGAGTATCCACCATTTTGTTGTGCAAGAATGTCATCAATTTCTAAAGAAAGATTTCTATCTAAGAAAAGCATATTTTCTTCAATAGCACCTTGTTTGTCTAACTGTGTTAAAACTGCGTCAAAATCAGTTAAAGCACCGCCACCACCTCCAGCTTGTGCACCAAATCCTGAATATACATTTCCTCTAGCTTCAATAGCTTCAAAGAAACCTTCAGTACCTCTAGCAGTTGCTGTAAGTGAAGAATCGTAAAAATCCAAAGTAGCACCAGTGTTTAATTGTTTAACACCTTCAACCATAGTCATTTCCATATAATCTTCCCAACGTAATCTATTTTCGTGTTCAGATTTTAAATACCATAAGTATCCGCTAGCTCCATTTTCAGAAGTAACTTCAATCCATCCAATTTGTGCAGTGTCAGAACCATTAATAGAATAATGCTCTTTTAAAATTATAGGACTGTTCTTAAATGTAGCATAGCTAGGATCTAATTTTTCAGTAAAGTTAGAAGATCCTTTTGCAAATTCAGAACCATAAGCAAGTGCAGTAAATCTTTGTGCATTTGTAATAGCAGGAACACCACCATAAGCTTTAACTTGAAAGTATTGTCCACTAACATTAGTAACAATACCTTTAATCATAGCACCAGTTCCTCCAATTGCAGATGTTGCGCTTGTTTGAGCTTGAATCATAACTGTTTGACCTTTTCTAAAGTTAACAGCTGTTGTACCCTGTGAAGTAACACCTAAGCTAGTTGGTTGAGCAGTTGGGACAAAAAAGTTTCCAACGCTACCACCTGTAGTTACTGCAGAAGCAGTTCCTGGAGTTGTACCACTAGTAGGCATAGTTCCAGCGTTACTTAAATAAACGATATTTGCATATCTTGTGTGCAATCTACCTTGCTCAGTCCAAATAATTTGGTCTGAAGTAGAAGGCATCTCCGCAGATACCATACGTAAGAAAGAACCGATAGATCTGTTTCCATATCTTTCAACTTCTTGCTCGTATACATCTGGTAAAAATTGTTGAGCCCACTGATTAAAACTTGAATCAGTGAAATCGATATAGTTCCCTGAATATAATGCCTTAGTTTGAGTTGGTTGTAAGGCAGCGGGAACGCCACTTGTAAAAGCCATGTTTTAAAATTTTAAGTTGTTATTATTGTTTAAATTTAATGCGCAACTTATCCGAAGAATTACCTGAAACAACTCTAATTTTATCACCCGAAGACGTAGTAATTACAGAATTATCTACTCTAGGATTCATATCAATATTGTTAGCTTTTTTAGCAGCTTCTTTTATAGCGTCGGCACGGCCTTGCTCATAGAAGTGATTAGCTATTTTATCGGCATTTCGTCCAGCAAATAATGCTTTATGATATTCATTAGCATTACCTAAACTACCATCTTCTGTAATATATTCATTAATAAAGTTTTTCAAGTCTGATTGATATTTTTTTACATTTTCCGTATTATCTATTTTAAATCTATATTTGTTTTCACCAACCTGAAAATCAAAACCTTTGAAATCTTTATTGAAAACTTTTTCTGTTCGATCTAAAAATATTTTTTGTTGTTTTTGCCAATCTTCTTGTTCTTGTTGCTTAGCATTATAATACTCCATTGCTTGGACATATTTAGGATCAATATCTTCTTGCTTTCTTAACTTAAGATCTGCATAATATTTTTTCTTAGAATTGTCAAAATAATTTTGAGCATTATAAAGTTCTTCTTTAAAAGCTAATTTTTTAGCTTTTATATCTGTTGGTTCATCTGTTTCTTCATCATAAGAAAAGTTTTTATTCATTAAAAAACTTAAATCATCAGAATCAAGATGAGGTTTTGTAGACTTATAATATTCTCTTAAAAGAGATATGTTATCCATCTTTGAAAAGTCTCTATTTAGATTAACATAATCTTCAAGACTTCCGCCGGTTTCTTCCATAAATTTTATAAGATTGTCTACATTTTCTGGAAGCTCTTGTGTTTTAGCTTCCGGTAATATTTTTTCTTGTTCCTGTACGGGCTCGGGGTCTTTAGTGCTTGTATCCACTCCTGCCTCGTCAGTTGTATTTTTTTCATCTGTAACAAGTTCTAAAGGTGATTCTACTTCTTCCCTTTGTTTTTCTTCGTTACTTTGATTTTTTTCTTTTTGTTTATTTTCTCCGGCAGGCTCTTTAGACTTTTCTTTGTCTTCCGCTTGAACCTTTTCGCTAGTTTCGGATCCGTCGCGTACAGATACCTCATTTGTGCTTTGCTTCTGAACGGCATCCTTATTTTCTTTTTGTGGTTTATCTAAATTTACTTTATAAACTCCATCAGGTTGTAATCCATAATCTGGGTTTACATCTCCTTCTTTAATAGCTGTATCCAAAACAGCAGCTTCTTTTTCTTGCGGTGAAGTTTCTTTTTTGTCTTCAACCGGTTTTACTTGTACTTGTTCTTCCATAATATATAATAAAATAATTAAACTTTTTTTTATTTAGGTTCAAATCTCGATAAATCAAACCCACCTAATACATCATTGCCTTTAGATTCAAAAGATTTTTTAGGCTTTTCAGTTCTAGGCGGCCCTTGTATTTTATTAATAGAAATTTTTTCTTTACTTCTATTTTGCTTTTCAACTAATTCTTTTTGGGCCTCTAACTCTAGTTGTTTTAATTTGACATTTAAATCATATTCAAACTGCATTAATTGTTTTTTTGTTCTTGCTTCAATTTCTAATTTTTTAATATCTAACTCAGCAGAACTAGTTTGAATTTGTATTTTAGACTCTGTTTTTACTTGCTCAGCTTGTGCTTTAGCCTGTTCTATTTGAATTTGTGCTTGGCCTTGTGCTTCAGCTTGGGCAACACTAGCAGCTTGAGCTTGTTGTTGATCAGCTTGTTGTTTTTTAACTCTTCTAAATTTAAGAAGCTGATTAGCTAATTTTGTATTATTAATATCTCTAATATCAATAGCGTCTTCTAAAAATATACTGTTTTGAGCTAAAGCAGCTTGTATATTTGCTTCTAATAAAGCTTTTTCTTCTTGATCTGGTTCTAATTCTAAAAATATACCAAAATCGTGCATGTGTAATTCTTTTAATTCATTTAAAGAACCTACAGTAAATTTTCCTAATGCAGATATAAAAGCTTCTTTTTGAGGATGATAATTTAAAACATCTTTAAATCTTAAAGATATTGCCTCAGCAATACCTAATGTAATAGACATACTGCTATCTAATATATGTCTTGTTGCAGTATTACTATTTGCTGCAGCTAATTTTTGTACGCCTACTAGTGCTTTTGGATCAGGATCAGATCCATCTCTAGCTTCATTTAATCCTGTAATATCTCGAATCATTTGAAGGTATTGATTATAAGCTGTAATTAAAACTTGTATTTGATTACCTCCCCCACCTGGTAATTCTTGAATAGGTACTTTGCCTTGATTAGGATCGCCATCAACAGTTAATGATCTACCTATTATAGATCCTGTTTGAAAATACATATTCAATGCTTCTTGTGGATTATAACTTGTACCATTCCCTAAATCTATTTCTGCCAGCCCGTCAGCATCCACATAAACACCCGATGGCGTCATTCTTTGTATTGCTTGTTGTAATTTTAAATGCGTAAGTTGTATTAAATCCGCATAAGGGGTCATTTTTGAAACTAATGACGTAACATTTCCTTTATATAATCTAGGAGCACTAACTATATAATTCATTATAACCTTATTAGTATTAGATTGCGGACGAATCATATTAGTTGCTTTTTCCCACTTTAATATAATATTAGTTCCTAAAATAAACACTCCTTCATATATAACTTCTCGCGCTTGTGCAACTCTTTGGAAGCGGGTTCTTTTATCTTTAGGGGGATCAAACTTATCATCTTTTTCGATGGCTTTACTAGCACCTGAAGAGGTTTCTTTTATTTTATATACATTATTTTCCCATGTTTTCCAATTAAAATATAATACAGTTAAAGTATTATAATCATCTTCATAATTATTATTATAATCGGTTATATCATTATAAGATGTATAATTAGAACCTTTTTTAGTTAATTCATATATTTCTTCATTATCTAAATCGGGAAATTGCTTTTTTAATTCATTTACTTTAATTTTTTTAACTTCACCAAAATAATAGCAATCTTGAAAATTAGGATCCTCTGTATATGACCAAACTAGATTAGCGGGATCTACATAATCTAAAACAATTCCATCAGTATTATTAAATGTATGTTTTGCTGCCGATATACCTAAAACAGCTAAATCATAATCTAACCTTCTTTTTAGTTCTTCGTATTTATTTTTTAAAAATACATTATTAATAGCTTGTTCTTGTGCAATTTCAATACCTTGTTTATAATTAAGTTGCATATACAGTTCTAATTCTTCTGTATTAGCTGGTAATTTTTCTTTAGGTACGTTTCTTGCATTAACACCAACCTCTGCTTCTAATTGAGCTAGAATTTCTGAAGCAGCTAAATCTCTTTGTATATTTTCAACAAACTTTGTTCTTTTACCCGTAGCTATATTATCTTGTGCAAAAGCTTTTATTGAAAAAAGTCTATCTTGCATTCCGTTTACTACAATGTCTATAAATTTAGGAATAATAGGAACAGGCTTCCAATCAAGATTTAAATAAGATAAATCTCCGTTTATTGCGAATTCATCTTTATATTTTCTTATTGATTGTTCACCTCTAGCATAAAGTCGTAATCTATGATATTCATCCCTAGCCTGAAAATATCTGCCGTTACCTCGGTCTTTATTAAACCAGTCTTGTTCTATTGCCCTGGCCACTTTTAAACCATACTCAGATGTTTTTTTCTCTGAGTCTGATACAGCTTGGCTTGGAAACTGTGCAACTTGCCCTGTAGTTTTTGCCATATTTATTTAATTATTTCACTTCTTAATCCTTCATTCTTATACTTAGAAAAAGAAAAATCTAACTTTTTTGTTTGTTTTTCCATTGCTGGTCTATACATGTGCTTTCTGCATGCCATTATTGCTAATCCGCTACTAATAGATGCATCAAATGCTGTTCGTTTTAGTATATCAAATTTAGCCCAATCTTCAAGTGTTCTTTGAAAATACATATTACCCCAACTATTTTCTTTTTTTCCAACATATTCTTCTATGTAAGATTCTATAGCCGCGGCGTGAGCTTGTTTTATGTCTTCTGATGTATTAGGTATGCCACCTAATTCAAGTTCTGTTTTAGATAAATTACCTCTTAATTTATCAGGGCGGTTCATTGAAAACCCTCTATAACCTCGTCTTTTAAAATAATATAAAAGTCTTGGTTTATTATTTTCTGCTAATATTGGCATACCATAAAAATGACACGCCATTAAAACATCTTCAAAAAATATTTCTGCAGTTTGAGGTCTAGCAACATATTCTAAAAAAAATTTATTAGCGGGAACGTCGCTTACCATAGAAAATGTAGTTAATCCATGCAAAGCCCCATTAGATCCGCCACCTCCAACCGTACCTGATATATCATATGAGTCACAGCCAAAAGCACCAAGGCCATCATTACCCGGATACTTTATACCATTTTTTTCTATTACATTATTTTGTAAAGTATTGGGAGGTATCCAACTTAGTTTAAATCTTCCTTGTTTCATTGGATTAAAAATAACTTGTGTATCTTTTAATCCTTTTGTCCAACTAAAATTACCTTGCGTAATATGTCCTTTAGAAACCATTTCTTCATTAAAATCTATTTGCTCATATATTTTAGTAAGATTAAATAAAGAGTTTAATGTTTCGTCTCTAAAAGCATGTTTTTCAGAACGAGGGAATTGTCTATAATATTCATTTAAACTATCTGAATCATTTTTTAAGCCGTCAACTTCATTTTCCCAATGTTCAATGACTCCTGTATATATTTTCTCGCCATCAATTCCTTCAACCGGTTCTGGTGGTGTATCGAAGACAGGATAACCATACTTGTCAATAAATCCTTCGTAACCCCATTCCATAGGTAAGAACAAAGCATATAATCCGCTTGAAGTCTGGCCATTTTTATTTCGTTTGGTGACATCTGAATCATAGTATAATTTTTTAAAATTATCTCCACCTTTGTCAAGCGCATTAGATGTTGAACCCATCATACATTTACCAACTATCTTCGACCCGAGACGTAAACACGTCTTTGTGACTCTCCAGTTATTGAGGATGTTGTCCGGCTTTTCCCATTTACCGGATTCATCATGGACGAGGAGTTGTAGTTTCTCTCCGTCATAGGAGTTATCGCCTGTGTTCTTCCAGTCGATCGTGGTATCCAATCCTGATGGTATGTCCTCCGTAATTCCTGCGACTTTAATTGTATTCCTTGTAAGTTTTCTTGACGGGACCTTATACGATAATTCTGTTTTAGGGCGTTCCATTCCGTCTTGTATCGGTTTAAAAAAGAATGGGTAATTCGTGGATATAGGTACCACCTTGTCGGTAAACATTTTTTTAGCATCGCCTCCTGTCTTAGAAAGAATGCCAAACCTTGAATCTTTGGTTGTTGTTGCAATATTAACCACTTCCGAACTCGCCATAAAGGAGAAACCAGACCGTCTATTCTTGAGGTAGCACATGCCATAGGATCTATAATCCAATTTACAGGCTTCCCAAAAATAAAAGAATATTCTATTGGCCTGTCTAAAATCGGGTGAGCCGACATCAATTTTAGTCCAGTTGAGGTATATATAGTGTGACCCTGTAATGTAACACGGGACACCGTTGCACATGAACCAATAACCATCATTCCGATAATTAAACTCAATATCAATGTACTTATAATATTTTTCTTTAAGGTCTTCTTTATTAAGTTTAAAATCATATATAGTTTTTATTCTATTAAGTGATTGAGGTCTTTCTCTTTTAATAAATACTTGATCTTCTTTTTTTAAATTAGATCCGTTTATTTGTTTTGGAATTTGAGGTATTGCTACCTTTAGACCTTGAATTTCATATATATCACCTATTGTACCGTCTTTACTAATTATTACACAATCAAGTTCCTCATTATAACCGGGTTTAAATTTTTTATACCTGTTTTTATTTTTTATTTTTTTATCCTTTAAATGGCTTGTGTGAATTGAATATAAATTTTGTTTGTACATTATTTAATTCTGTCTTCTACACCTAAAAACTTTTGAGATTTTTTTTCTTTTTTGTTTTCGGATAACTGTTCAATTTTTTCTATAATTTTTAATGAGTCATCAATTGCAACCCATTTTGCTTGCGCAGATATTTTAGCCTTTTCAGGATCTAATTCTTTTAAATTTATTTTTTGTGTAATAACTTTTTCAAGTTCTATTAAAGCTTTTTCTGCAGCATCAATTACTCTTTGTTTCCTCGACATAATTTGTAGTTATATAATTTGATAAAATTCTATATAATTTTTGGCCATCTATATTAAATTCGTATTCAGAGTCAGGCTTAAACCCTACCACGTCTCCTTCGGATAGCCCTAATTCTTTTAAATAATTATTGCTATACACAAGCACTCCTTGCAAATCTTTTTCCTTTAAACCTTCCCATTTTGATTTTTGTTTTATTGGCTTTACAAAACAAAATTGATCAAAACAGTGCCATTTATTGTTTCTTTTATAAGCAAAAACTTCTTCTGGTGAAACTATATAATCATTTTCACTTAAGAACGCAGCAGAATTTTTTTCATTTCCTCTTATATCATACCATCTTCTAAAAACATTATGATGTAAAATTACTTTATCTCCTATTTGAGCAGGCGTTTTTATATAAAGTGGTGTTGATTTTATAATACCTATTCTATTAACAAATTGATAATCTCTTTCAGTAATTTCAGTATTTAAGATTAACTCTTTGTCTTCTATTTTTTTAGAGTTATTATACCTATTATTACAAGAAATAATGTAATTTTGAATTGATCTCAATTTAGTAATCCAAATTATATTCTACAGATATTGCCATGTTATTATTAAAATGTTTCCAAGGTAATACCTCATCATTTTTTTTAATAAATATTTTATAGCAATCTTCTTCTTGTAATATATCGCATATTGTATGCCCACCATAAACCTCTTGGCCAACAGAATAATGCATTGCTTCATTCTTATAATCTTGACCAATTGATATTTTTCTAATTAATTTCATTAAATTTTTATTAATATGTCCAAATTGTTTTTTTAGGAGCGCCTGGATAGCCAATTCCTAAATGTATAAATCCTCTTTTTCTACTAATACCTATTCTAGTAAATCCAACTTCAATTGCAGCTTTAACTAATCTAAATGTTTTTCCGCCACCATCACTTACAATATCAACTGCAGCACCATATGCATGTTCACCTGGCTGCTCTTTTGCAGCTTCTATTGGGTGTTCAGGACTTCTATAGTCAGATGTAATTTTAATTGGATAACCATAAATTCCGCGCATTTCATCTAACATAGATAAAAGCTTTTCATCCATCATTTCAAAATTATTAAATTCAGATTTATCGAAGTATTTCATTTTATTTTTTTAATTTTTGTGTTATACCAATTATAGTATATACAATAGTTAAAATAAGAACTATTGTTTGTAACATTGGGTTTATATCCGGCATAAACGAAAATGTTATACCCCCAAGACTGATCCCATATATTTTTAGATCTTGCATTTTTTTTATTTATGTTTACTATTCCCAAATACTTTTTCAACTCCACGCGATCCAAAATAACCGCCAATTACAATTGTAAGAAGACCGGTTATAGAATCTAAAGGGTAGCCCATATACCAGCCGGCTACATAACTTATTGTTAAAAAAACTAAGGTTAAAGGCCGAACATTAGCTGCAAGCCATGATCCCGAGGTTGCATCTGCTACCCAGCGTCTTGTTGTACCATCTATTTCAGCTCTTTCAATATCTAATTTTTTAAGTGCAATTTTTTTATCAGCTTCTGACATATCAGAGCCGCCTATAATAGCTTGTATTACAGAGCCTACAGGTGTGTCACCTGCGATTGCGCCAACGACATTAGGAATTTTTTCTAATAAAAATTTCCCAACGCCTGTATCTTTAAAACGTTTTTTTGCCATATTTAATTTTATTTAAATGCCATATATATAAATGTATCTCCACTTTTATTTAACCAGTTCGCAGCATTAACTAATTCAAAACTGGTGCTATTAAAGTTAAGTCCATTTGTTTGTGTGTAATCACCCCCCGCATAATCAGCCCAAGCCGCAAGATTTCTTGGATTAGATGGGCTTCTTTGATTATCCCATATAGACCAAGATAAACCTGCTGATGTAGCGTTTTTTATTAAAACCCAAGAAGGCTCAAATCCTACTGTAACAGTCTTACCTGAAGCCCCTGATCCGGTATATTGCCCAATAGAACTATGCCCTGTAACTGAATGATAACAATAAGCAATTTGTTTTGTCCCATATCCCCAAAATGCACCTGTTTGAGGAAGCTCTAAAGTAGTAGGATTCAAAGTCATAAAACTACCAGAACCATAAGCATCAGTATCATTTAAAGATAACCAATTAGTTGTAGTATTACCTGTAGATACATTGGTGTAAACTCCCCAATCTTGAGCACTATCTAGCCTTTTAGAAAATACTATTTGAGGAGCTTGGCTCAAACCATGCCCAACAGTCATACCAACTGTATCATTAGGAGAATAAGTAATTATACTAAACCCAGCAGCACGGTTTGCACTAACCGCACTTGTAATATTACCGTCATTATTTATAGTAGCTAAATTCCTATCGTGATCCGCAGCTTTCCAATTCCAAGATACATAATCTTCTCCATTAGTATTTGTTCTACCCCCAGCTCCAGTAATTGTATAGCCATCTGCTTGTACTGATGTAGGCATATTAGTAGATGTAGCATTTGCGGAGTTTGCATCACTTGCTAAATATGGTGCTGGTGATACAATACCTCTTACAGAATCTACAAGCGCAGAGCTATCTGTAGTATCTCTATTTCTTGTCCATATAAAATCTGGTTTAAATCCTAAGCCGGTAATAGCGTGCGTACTTCCTGTGCCTGTATATATTTTAGTTTTAAAACTATTAGCTTTAGTTGGGGCTGTAGTATCTGGATTTGCAGCTATAGCCATAAATATATAACTTCCACCACTAGCATTCCAATCAGCAGTACTATTTAAAAACTGAAAACCATTTGTGTAAAAATTAATATTATAATTAGTATTTGTATATTCTTGATCAGCCACATTAGCTTGTAAAATTGAATTTCTTGGATTAGCTGAATTTCTTTTATTATCAAATATATTCCACGCGCCTGCTGCGTCTGTTCTTTTAATCATTATCCAAGCAGGTTCAAAGCCTGTATAAATAAAAGGACCATTAGCTGATCCATTCCCAGTATAAGAGCCTATACGTTGATAACCGTCCACGTTTGCAAAACAATATGTTATTATCTCACCGCTTGTATTAGAATACCAATTAGTAAATGTTGTATCATTTATACTAAAGTCAGCATAAATTCCACTCATATCACCTTTAGCTCCATTAGAATTTAACATTAAATAATCAACACTACCGTCAATAACATCTGTAATTGGGAACCAATTTGAAGTAGTATTAGCACCTTTTTGAATAATTAAGCTAGGCTGGGTCGTGAGTCCATGCCCCACAGTATTGGTTATAATTGTACCTGTTGCGGTATATTTTACAATACTAAACCCAGATTCAGGCGACGCACTAACTGTGCTTGTAATTGTTCCAACATTATTAGTTACACTAGATGATGCTCCTTTCCAGTTCCACGATGCATAAGTAACACCATTTTGGTTTACTTGTGCAGTAGGATAAGTTCCATGGCCTCCACTTGCTACAGTAAAACCATCTGTACCAAAAGCACTAATTTGTCCGTACGAACCATAAGTACCCTGAGCTGATTGTAAATCTGAATATAAAGAAGTTCCAGTACCGGGACCTCTTACGGTGTCTTGTAATGAATGAGAATAACCTACTGATCTAGCTTTAATCCATACAAACGCTGGAGCAAAACCTACACCCGTTAAAGCTTGCGTACTACCATTACCTGTATATAGTTTTGTATTAAAATAACTTTCAGGGGTATCTATAGTATTAGCACATTGTATTTCGTTATAAAGTTTCGTAACTTCTGCCGCACTAATTGTTTTGTTAAAAATTCTTAGTTGGTCTATATCACCATCAAAAAAAGGTCCTGATGTACTTCTAAAAGAACCAATTACTGTTGTAGAATCATCTACAGAACTACCACTTGTTGACATTGCTTTGTTTGAATCAATCGCAACACCATTTAAAAAGGTTGATAGTTGCCTTCCTGTTGAGTTGTAAGACCATACAACATGATACCACACACCAGCGTTCATTGTAACATCTGTTAGTGTGCTATTATCAGCTAAATAATAAGTACCTGCAACTTGCCTTAAAGCAAAAAGTCTAAATGTGTTAGCAGATTGATATTGTAAAGTAGCTCTAAAAGGTGCTTCCGAACCAGCACTTGTTATGCCTGTTCCTGTAATATGCATATTCCCACTAATGCCACTATTTAACTTTACCCAAGCTGAAATGGCTACATTTGTATCTGTATTCGGTATAGGACTTCCGATTGCTATTAAACTACTGCTTCCATTAAATTTTCCAGCAAAACCATATTTACCTATAATATTAAAGTCTACATTTGATGGAGTTCCATTATAAGAATCGGTTTCATCGAAAGCATCAGCCATTTTATAATATGCTATAGTGGATGGATTATTTATAGTAGCTATTGCAGCTGATGTTGTAGTTTCATTATAAAGACTATTTATTTCTCCCGCATTTAATTTTTTTGTAAAAAGCCTTACTTGATCTACCATACCAGATATATGACCAGATGTAGAACCATAATTTAGTCTTTTAGCTCCAATAGTCATTCTATTGAAGTTATTATAATACAGTCCATTTCCGGAAATAGATGAACTATCATTATCTAATTGTCCATTAATATATAAATTAGCACTAGAAGAATCTTTTTGAGCAACTACATGATACCAAGTATCTGCGGATAATGCTGAACTCTGAATATAATTACCTACACCAGATGAACTAACCCAATAAAAAGAAAGTTTATTACTGTTGTTATATTCAATATCCCAACCATATGCACTTCCAGATCCAGTATAGCCATACATAGAAAGAACAGCGGGGTAGCCACTACTTGCAAAAGTAGATGGTGTTTTAACCCATAAAGAAACCGTAAAGTTATTACCCATTACAGTTCTCATGTTTTCTATATCTATAACACTATTACTACCATTAAATACAGCACCTTTATTAAATTTGCCTGTAGCATAAGTTATATTAGACGCAGTACCACTGTAATCATATCTTACATTTGATGCTGTTCCATTGTTATTATTTGATGTTGAATCATTTGCATTCCCTTCAAATGAATAAAATGCTATTAAATTTGCGGTTGGAATTGAAGCTGTTGTATTATTTGCAATATAGCCTATTTCAGTTGCAGTAAGTGCATCATTATATACTCTAAGTTCATCTACATTTCCATTCCACCAACCATAAGAACCAAATGCTCCTTGCCTAACACCTATAGTATTTATAGAACCAGCTCTATATGTTATATTAGCGCCTAAAGTTCTTGATAATCCAGAATCTTGTGTTCCATCAATATATCCTGTTATTGCTGTACCGTTTACAACTATTGCAATATGTGTCCAAGCTCCATTTGTTAAATTTGTAGTTCCTGTTTGTGTAAAAAATCCTGTACCTCCTACACCTGTTACATCTCCGCCGTAATAAAATACTTTATTAGAGTTAACGCCATAAGCAAGTCCACTCCATACACCTCCCGTATTATCTAAACCTATATTAACTATTGAAGCGTTTGATTGATTATAATCGTCAGCATATATCCAAAAAGATAAGCTATAAGTTGTTAAATTAAAAGGGTTACCTGAAATTGTAATTTTACTATCACTACCATTAAACACAGCTCCTTTGCCAAATTTACCTGTGCTATTTGAAGTATCATTTGCGTTGTCTTCAAATCTATATAAAGCTGTAGACTGAGTTGTACCTGCATCTAATATTTGCGTAGTATCTGTAGTACAGGAAACTCCACCTGTATTAATAATTCTTTTACCTAACATTAATCGTTAAAGCTATAAGTATATTTTAATATTGATTCAACAGTTGTAAGTGCTGCCACTTCTGCTTCTATAGCATCTACTTTATCTCTAATTTTTTTTCTATCTGCAAGTATATTATCTGGTATTGCAGTACCTAATTCTGATTTTCTACTTGAATACCAATCAGTTGGTGCAAGCAGACGATTTGCATCAGCTTTAACAGTAACAATAATATCTGCTTTTAATTTATCCTTATCATATACAGATATTGTTTTACCAGTTTCTTCACCTTCTTCGTCTAATTCTGGATATGTAGCATCAAAATCAATATTATTTACTGTATATGTAAATACTTTATTATCAGCATCCCAAAATATTGGTGATAACTGTTGTGTTACTTTATCATATTCAGGAGTTATAACATCATAGAATCCATAGTCTTCTTTGTTACTTACTTTTCTAAAATTAATATGATACCCTTTTTCGTCATTCCATTCATTTGGAAGTCTATTAAAAGTTTGTATTGTTCCTGATTTTTCTATTGCTATCATTATTATGCTTCTTTTGAAATTGATAACCAGTATTGCCCTGTTGCTGTTTTAACTATTTGTAATAAATTAGTAACAGAGCCGTCATAAGTACCTGTTATTATTTTAGTGCCAGTTGGCCAAGTAATTGCATAATCACCTGTTAAAACAAGATCTTTAACCATACCGATTTCGTCGTTAGTATATGTAAATGTTGTAGCGCCACTTAAAGTTTTTGTAAACACCTGTGATGCAGTCCAATCTATTGCAGTGCCTGATAATGCTGATGATGTTGTAAACTCATCGCCTAATACTTTTGATGTTATTTTTGTTAATGCCATATTATTTAGCTAAATGTTATTGTTCCTGTTCCTGCGGTAAAAGTGGTAACTTTATCACTTCCAACTGTAGCAGTTGTCCCAGTTAATCCAGAGCCTATAGTTATAGTTTTAGTATTAGGATAGCGTAGTATTACTACCCCAGATCCTCCTGTTTTCCCAGCTGTATTATTAATACCCTCACCGCCGGCACCACCGCCAGTATTTACAGTACCTGCTGTTGCTGCTGTTGTTGTGGCGTCAGAACTTGATATTCTATGTCTTCCCCCGGCGCCTCCACCTCCGGTACCTCCATTGGTAAGAGAGGCCCCTTCAAAGACCCCACCGCCACCACCACCAGCTCTAGTTACAGCGGAGCCTGTAATAGTGGAACTTACTCCGTTACCCCCGTGACCAAATAAAGTACTGGATGTTATTGTAGTTCCTACAGCACCCGCGCCACCGCCGCCACCACCACTATATGGGGGTTGATAAGAACTAGTACCACTACTAGAACTAGTAGCAAAACCTCCTCCGTCGTATCCTTGATTTGTAGTCCCACTACCTCCGGTTAACCCATTACTTAGTCTTAATCCAGTTCCACCTCCAGATCCACCATCTCTACCTTTATTTCCGCCATCGCCAGAATTGCCTATAGTACCGGTACCATTCCAGTAAGACGCACCTGCTCCGCCACCTATAGAAGTTATAGTTGCAAATATAGAATTACTACCATTTCCAGGATAACTACCTGAAGTTGTAGAACCTAAAGCTGGGCCACCAGCTCCGCCCGCTCCAACAGTTATAGTATAACTAGTTCCAATATCTACAGTAGCTGAGTTTTCTGAACTACCGCCACCCCCAGATGCTTCATTATTATAGGAGGCTCTATATCCACCAGCACCTCCTCCTCCAGCTTGGTATCCACTGGGTCCACCACCACCACCGGCTATAACTAAAAAATCTACAGTTACAGTTTCAAAATCTATTAATCCCGGATATTTTACTTTAGTTTGCGCCATATTAAGTTATTTCATTCCAAGACGTAGTGTCTTCGTTCCATACATATTGTTTACCATCGTCGGGGTATTCTACTGGCGCATTCCATTGACAAGTATCAGAATTTAATATCCAGCTATCAAAAGGTTTAGGAGGTATAAATGCATCTCTTGCATAGTCATAAGTATATCCTATACCAGCATAATTTTTTCTAAATGGTGTACCTCCTTTTGTATGCTCACCTCCTACTGTATTATAAGAAGTTCTTTTACAAACTTGTTCACGAATGTTACCATAATGCATTTCCCAGTTTGTTGGGCCTTCGGTTTCATCTTTGCCAACTATTACCTCAGTAACGATATTTTGCATATTTAAAAAAGCGTAATGTGCCATAATTATTTATTTTATTTACGATAAACCGAAATCGCTTTTATTTGCATCGTAATTATTTTGTACTTCTGCATTAGTTAATGTATCAGTATATACTCTTATTATTCCTAGGTCCAACACAAAACTATTACTAGACCCCCATGGTAAAAATCCATAATCTATTGATGCGTTTGCGCCAGCTGCTGTTTGCCCAGCTCCTCTTGTAGAAGTTGCTACCGAAGAACCATCTATCCACCCATATCTTACATTACTGTTATATGACATAACTAATTGATGCCATACTCCTACGCTTACATCAACATTTGGATTATAATAATCTGTTCCCCCAGTATAACTAGCCCATTGCATATCAGCATTTGTACCTGGCGCTTGTATATAATTTATAAAACCAAGCCCTGTATACATAGCAGCACCTTGAACATAAACACCCGCTGTTGGTAATTTAACCCATAACTCAACAGTAAAGTTAGAGCCATAACCGCTTGGCATAGTATGAGATAATTTAGTAGTACTATTAGTTGTTATTACTTTATTTGTAGCATCCCAGCTAAAAGCATTACTACCACTATATACTGCAAAAGTACCGTTTCTACTATTTCCAGATAGATCTACCCATTGTGTATTTGCTGCATTAGTGCCGCTGCTAAAATTTGCTGTAGACGTTGCATCTTTTGCATTTAAATGAACAGCTAAATTATCTGATATGGGTGGAATTACCGCAGCTCCTAAATTTCCTAAGCCTATAGTATCTCCAAACATATTACGCGGGTTGACTTATTGTGTACCAAAATTCTGTTGCTCCTACACACATAATTTGAATAAAATTTTTCTTTCCAGAGGTATCATCATAATCACCAATAATTTTATTAAATGTTCCTGCGCTACCTCCAACATTAAATGTAATTGTATATGAGCTACCTGTTCCTGTTATTATAAAAGCTTTTGAAACACCTATAACTGGATTTGTTATATTAAGTGTTGTATTTTGTCCTGGTGTTAATGTAAATATCTGAGCTGATGTATAATCTACTGCAATAGTTGCTCCAGCAGTTAAAGCACTAGCAGTTGTAAATTCAGTTCCAACTTTAGCATTAGTTACTGCATCATCTGCAATTTTAGCGGTTGTTACCGCTGTGTTTGCAAGTTTTGCAGTTGTTATAGCGCCATCAGCTACATTTAAAGGATTACTAATTGTTATAGAACTAAATGCCATAACCTCAATAGTATAACCATTCTGAGGCGCTGTACTAAATGTTAGTGTTGTACCTGATATACTATAAGTTGATTTTTCTTGATAAACACCTTGTATAAATACAAATGTTTTAGCTTCATCATCAATGCTTTGAGATAATGTAAACGCTGTTGTAGATCCATCACCTGTAAAATTATTTTGATTTAAAGATGAAGCGCTAAGTGCCTTCATATGAACAACTTCTATAGCAGTACCGTTCGGTGGAGCGGTGGAGAACGTTAATGTACTGCCAGAAGTTGAATAAT